GACCTGTTGCACTCATATCTAGTCTATGAGTAGAAATGCAATCTACTATACGCAGTGCAATGTCCTTTGTTCCCCTGAATCAAGGAGCTAACTTAGCTCCAAAAGAGCGATTGATTCCTCTTGCAGCATCAGCAGCAACCACATCTATCCTTGGAAAGGGACACCGTGCGGAACAACCATCTGAAAAACTTGCAGCGCTTGCAAAGAAACGAGGGATTTGATAGAATGCACCGTTGGTCGCTCCTCACATTATTGATTCATAGTGTATATGGAATACAGTATCAATCATACAATGGAGTGATTGATTCAAGTATATGTGTGAATCCATATGAAATTGTAAATACAGGAACAAATACCGTTACAGTGGATACCATGCCGCCAATCAGTACGATTGATTTTACGGCTCCTATACCCTCCAACCCTGGAAATATTGGTATTCGTCAGATTGCATTTGCCTGGTATGATTATACCTATGATCAACCGGTTGTTACCTTGAATGGTGTGACTATGAGTACCTATGCCAATTGTTGTACATTAACAGGATGTGATGCTCCCTTATATTACACTCCTTGGTACGAAGCAGAATGCAGTATGACCTGGTGTGGAACTCAGAATCAATGGCAATTTATTGATTTTACAGGAACTAGTATGCATACAATTGGTGTAGCACCAGGATCATCTCTTAGTCTTAGTTTTACGAATCCATTAAAGATCCTTCAAAATAATAGTTTACCTGTTTTTGCACTGAGTTATGATATGGTTCTTGCACCAAGTTCTTCTCCGACAGGTACACCCTCTCAAACTATTTCTACAACTGCCTCTATAACATCCTCTGTGTCTGTAACATCCTCTCCTACGTTGTCGCACACACCATCCTCCTCTGAAACATCCTCTAACACGCATTCCTTGTCTCCTACTGCCTCTATAACATCCTCCACCTCTTTGACATCTTCTGAAACCGTTTCTACGTCATTAACACCCTCTGAGACCCGTTCATCATCTCGTACCACGTCTGAAACACCTTCGTTCACTCGTAGCACCTCTTATAGTATCAGTGCAAGTCCTTCTCGATCTCTTACACCAAGTCTCACCATATCCCCCAGTGGTATTTGCTATTCCGCCTCCACCATTTTTGCGATGAATATTGTATTGTCAGGTGGTTGGATTATTGTGAATACCGGCATTAATGTCACTCAAGCCTATGGTAGTGGATATATATCCATGGGGTATTTTCAGAATTGTCGTCTGAATGGAGCTGTATGTGCCTGTTCTTATACAGGAGGCTCGACGGTTGCAGGATGTGGTGGAGGACGTAATTCCTATATTAGCTATTCTTATGGAGCTACAAATAGTATTACCTATGTCAATGAAAGCCCTGCTTGTAGCTACCATTTTACTGGTACGATTGCCATTCCTCAGTCTATATCGATGACTCCTTCTCTTACACGTTCTATCATAATGAGTCCTTCTCAAGTAGTCTCTAGTTCCTCTACAGTCAGCCGTAGTTCTTCCATCACTCTTTCTGCCAGTCCATCTAGTAGTTCTAGTTCCAGTTCATCCTCCAGTCCGAGTCTTTCTGTAAGTCCTACATCAAGCCAAACTACAACAATCTCGTCTACACCTTCCATAACAACTACAAACACTATTACAAACTCTAGAAGTCCCAGTATGTCTCATAGCCAATTTGAATCAATCAGTATTAGTTCTTCAGGAACAATATCTGCCTCTTGGAACTCTACTGCTACCAGTACTCCCCTATACTATATTACCTACTATGCATCTTCCTCCCCTACTGATCGTGGAACGGTCACTCCTAGTCCGTTGTACATGATTATTCCGTATCCCTCGAATGGATCCAGTTCAGCCTCCAACACTCCTTTATTTATGATGATTCGGTATCCATCCCATAGTCCTGTTGTAAATTATACCTATTATAGTTTACCTGATTCTTCTGGAACCATATTGGCAGGAATTGGAGTTGCCCTGTTAGGACTTACAGTTGTAGGGGTAGCTGTGTTTCAATTTATGAAACCAAAGCCTCCTCCACAAGTTCGCAGACAGCAAATTTCAAACGAAGAGAAAACACACATTGTTATCTCTACTTCTGATTTTGAAGAAGTTGCACAGTTATTAAATGTGCATCAAAAAGAATTTTCAGTCCAATCCTTTTGATTTATGTTTTTTACAATATTTATAAGATTCTTTGGACTTGGTCCATTCACGATGACCGGTCATTTCTGATTCGGTTCGATTATTGCACGGTCGTCCCGTTGAATAAACATGCATACATTTATACGCAAACATTCCACTCAGTAATACTTTTTTATTCGCTCGCCAAGCAGCAGAGGCTGCATCAAAATCAATTGCTTCCATCTTACAAAGATCTATGTTTACGTGTTTTATGTGCTATAGATCGTTTCTTGACAGTTCGACGTTTAATCGGTGCTGTTCCATCGCAACTCTTTCGTTTTGTTTTTGCAAGCTCTTCTTTTGTTTTTGTATCAATAATATGTCGTCTACGATTAAATTTTACTTGCCCTAACTCCCATAAAAGAGGATCTTCTGCTTTGGGATGCGTTCGAAACTCTTCATACGGACCTTTGTAATAACTCCAGGTAGGAATTGTTTTATATTTCTTTGTACTTCTATCATAGAATTTAGCAGTATGAACCGTTTTTAAATCTTCTACTGCTGATTCTTTGTATTGCTGAATCATAGTGCGTTTTTCCTCTTCTGACATAGAGTTCCATTGTGGATACATTGTAATAGATTTTAGTAAGGTATATACATAGGAAATATCCTCTCTTGAAAGAATCATTTCTGTGGGAATTGTTTGTAACATTCGTAACACTGCCACCATACGGGCATAATCCTGTCGTGCCTTGTAAAATCGAATATCTTCTAATACTCCTCGATTCACTAATGCATTCACAGAAAGTAAACATAATACGATTACATTTGGTAATTGATAAATGGTATTTTTAATCTGAAACCGTTGAATGGCTTCTGTATGCGTTGCTGAAATACAGGCAATTCGTTGTTTATTTGCAATATTAGATAATATTGATTTTGTATCGATCAACGGATACCATGGATTGGATTGTATTTCCAATTGTTCCACGAGTGGTTCCTTTTCTTCTTTTGTAAATAATAGATCCAATATATGATCTGTTGAACAATAGGTTTCAGTTGGTGTCGTAATTTGTACACACATTGTAATTTGAAAGGCAAGGCTTATCGGTGGTTCACTTGGTGATTTATGAAATAAAACCGATGTTACTAAGAATCGATCCTGAACATATTCATAATCATATTCAAAAGATCCTCGTCGTTCCATTACTGGAGATGGTTTTATAAATTGTACAGTATGAGGAACTCCATCAATAGTTAGCTTATATACTTTATTAAACATAGAGCGATAATGTTTGAATATTTGTTCACAAAAATCAATCATGGTTGAAAATAAATGTGAAATTGGTAATGATTTTATATCGGTTGAATATACATTAATATCGTAATCATGGCTTCTAGGCGCAATATCCTCTAACATAGGAAGTGTGGGTAATTCATATTGGAGATAGCGTGCCAATCCACGATAAGCTACTCCTCCTGTTAAAAAATAAGTGTAAACTGTATCTTTATTGGCAGTTTTTTTAGTAGAATAGGTTTTTGCATTTTCGCATATAACTAAATAAGGTGTAATCTCTTTATCCGATATGATTCGTTGTAATAAATCAGATACATCTTCATCTAATGATTCTGTAATGGGTGCAAAAATATCTTTCCAAACATAGACCTCTCGACTAAATCCAATACGAAGACTCTCTGTATCAGATGCATTATTGCTCACAAGTTTATCGGATGTATGAAGCGGAGGGGGTGCTTCGTGTTCAAACGGAAGCGGTTGATTTATGGCACATCGAGCAGTTCGTTTGGGTTCCATTGTTTTTTCAATTCGAACAGGCAGTTCACAAAGATCGGTTGGAACATTCGACATCATCGTCAATCGTTCTAAAATCTTATTCTTCCAGGCATTCCATTCCACAGGATCTTTGGAGGTTGGTCTTGCTCGTAATAAGTTTCGAAATCCTCGTTTATACGCATCATCCAATGGATTTTTATTTGTTTTCTTCAATGACTCTAAAAACGCATTAATTGCAACTAAACTAGGAAAATACTTTTTGCTATTAATATGGCAATGTGTATCCTTGTAACGTTCATAATACTCTTTCCCTGATATTGTTGTCGGGAGAACCTGTTCCATCCTTACTATATATCTTGATTAAAAAATAAAGAGTTAATCCTCTTTATTAATCACACTCAATACATTTGAAGATTGATCTGCGTCCGCATCTGCGTCCGCATCTGCATCCGCATCTGCGTCCGCATCTGCATCCGCATCCTCTTCTCCATACAGTTCCTTTTCCAATGCATCCACGCGCTCTCGCAATTCAAATATATGATCTTCTAGATCTGATTGAACTGTCTCTACATGAGATGTAAATATAATATATTGAGCAATGATAAGTGCAAATCCAATCAGTATGAGTATTACATTTACAATCAGAGAATAGTCTGGTTCAGACTCCATTTGAATAGCTGGCATTTTGTAGTTATATTATAAAATACTAGCATATATCAATTTTAGTCACTGCTTACCCCGATCGAACTACATTTACACCAATTCCACCAGTTGTATTATTTGCTGCCCATGTACATATATAAAAATTACCTGCTGTAGTTGAATTTACATTGTAGTTATCAGGAACACCTTCTGCAAACGGTCCTTGTACCTGTTGTACATAGGTTAAAATGTAATCCGTACGTCCATTTGTTTGCAGGTACAAGGTTTTACCAAGATCTCGGAATATATTGCCTGTTGTAAAGGTTCGTCCATAATTAATATATCCAAGAAAGGTATCCGCATTGGTTGTATTCAAGATAGTTCCATCGTACATCACAACCGCAGTCGGATTTGCTGCAATGGCATTTGTCAGCTTTAATTGCGTAAATCCACTATCACCACTGATTGCAAACAATAATCGTGATCGGCTCGGAATCTGCGCAATTGATTTCTGGAGGGATGTCATATTCTAATAAAGATATACACTTTAATAACCGCACCAACAAGATGCTTTTATTGGTCTGTGATCCCACTCTTCCTTAATCAATGCTTTGAACCGTAAAAACTCCATATCGGAATCTGGTTCATACTGCTTTCGATTTCCATCCACATCAATATAATCAAAATAATCATAATGCGATGTATCTTCTTTTTCATACATATAACACTGAATGGTAATGCAGGTATCCTTATGGGTATTTGTTAATTGATGGGTTTGATTCAAGGTCGGGCTAATCCAAGTAATCTCATCTTTCTTGAAATCTGCCGTTGCAAACGGATCGGTTACATCCTTTGACAAAAAAGGAAACAGTTTTACATGGATTTTACCGTGCAAGACGCGTATAATGGCAGACGCTCCTGCATGATTGTGAACAGGGGAAAAATGGTTCGGTGGCCAAATCTCCATTACATAGGGTATTCCAGGGGATTCTCCGTTGTTTTCTCCCAACGTAATGCGTAAATACGTTTCCAACGGATTTGGTTTGCCAAACTCCCCTGCTTTTTTTTGTAAGGTTTCATAACACCATAGACCAGGAGTTGCAATGCTATACTCAATCGCCTTTGAAAAATCAGGAAAGTCCTTGTCATTCAGTGCAAAGGTCTTCCATCCAATACAATCGTACAAGGTTTCTGCCACCGGTGAAAGATGAGATTTGGGAAGAACCTTATTTGATGCAATATCATGCATTGTCAGTTCATGACTTCGTTTCACGTTGAGAGGTACATTATGAGTAATCGGATCTCGTAACAGCCGCAAAGGAGTTAATGATTCAGTTGCTTTAATGGTGACAAGTTCTTCCAAAAATGCTTTATCCTTTAGTTTATATTCGTAGAGTTGTGTTTCCATACGGGCTTCACCAATTCCACCTCGCAACATTTCATTCTGTGCATCAAGACTGAACCAATAGGTGGCTCCTGATGCAGAACTGATTCCTTTTTTATTATGGGGATCACTCAAATGGATGTTCTCGGGAAGTTGGTAAATAGCAATGCCTACATTTGTAAATAAGACTTGAAGTCCTTTCGTTTGATCTTTATTATAAAGATAAAACGAGCAGGAGGAAGGTGCATCAAAGAGAAACACTCCTTGCCCAGCAATTAGCAAGGGAATGGTCGAATGTTTACAGCAGATAGAGCGTGGGATATTCATGGTTCTACTCTTTCAATTGAATCTGTTCTTAAGGCACTAAAGTCCTTTTTTTGCAATGCATGCTCGTTTATATGCCATATACGCTGCTGCAGTTGTAAACTTGGGTTTAAATGCCGCAGTTGTTCCCACCGTATATGCCGTTTTAATATTGCAATAAATAGCATTGGCATCGGTTGCATCGATGCGTTGCCCTTCCGAAATTGCTACAGTTGGGATGATGCAGCGGGGGGTTGTCATTCTAATAATAGCAAGAAATAATCCCGAAGGGATTATTTCTTGCTATTATTAGAATCTGAACCTATATAAAGTTAGAAAAGATTGCAAAGCAATCTTTTCTAATATTTCCAACATGTAGAATATATTCTTACTACATAGAAGGATGCCTCCAACACGAAAAAATAGATCCCGAAAATATACGATAGATCCTTATATTCGTATAATCAATGAGGCATATCAAGAAATATTAAGAAATAGAAAAGATAGTACAAAACATCTATTTTTTCATAGTATAACATGGTGGAAAGAAAAATATAAAACCTGGACATTATTATATCCAATTATTAAAGGTCTTCCAAAAAAATATGATTACAATCCTAAAATTGATCTATCTATTATAACTCCAATTGAAGAATGTAAATATATTCCAAAAAAAGAAGTAAGCCATAAAACTCTTGAAGCATTTTATACATTATTAACATCCTCTAAAAGTGATTATGGAGTTATTCAAAAAACTTGTCATGAAATGACGGAATATGCATTGCCAGCAACCATAAAATCAATTGATTCTTGGAAAAAATATGATTCACCAAATGCTATTAATGTAATGATATTAGGAGCAGGACCAGTAGGACTTTTCACTGCATTATATTTAAATGAATATTACAATGCAAAAGATAAACTTAATGATGTTTCATTTAGAAAAATAAATATACTATTGGTTGAAAATCGTATTAAAGAAGAAGGATTAAAACTTCCATATTCAAGAAGTACACAATTTTCATTTAATATATCGGAATTTCAACAATTTTTAAAGTTTATATCTTGCTGGAATGTTGACATATCTGATGTAGATATGCGTATTTTTGATTATATTCATGTACTTGAAAATATGTTATATACTGTAGCTTATAATAAAAAAATACCAATGGTATTTACTAAAAAAATGGATGATTATAAAATTCTTACAGAATTTATAAAAACAGACAATATTCATATGCTTTTTGATTGTACAGGAGGACGTAGTAACATACCAGATA